ACGTTTTCACCTAGTATCTTTTGAGTTGAAGAGTCGTAGAACGATATACTTGAATGACTCCTAACTATATTACCTGCGTTATTAGGAGCGGTTGTTAAGGTGTCTGCAACTAGAGTTAGCTTATTACTACTAGTGTAAATTGTATCATCATATCTTGCCCATCCTGCACTTGATATACTTTGTTGTGGATAAACTATTACGTTTCTTCCATTATGACCCATATACAGAGCATCATCTGTACGCATCATAGCTCCGTTTTCTATATTCACACTAGAAACGACTGCTTCTGTAGTATCTTGAACGTGAACCCTGTAAGAAGTGTTTTTAGTTGCCATCTTCTATCCCTTTTAGTTTAGATTCAGTCCAGTTTAACATACTTTTACCTCCCCAAAGAAGATAACTTATAGTTCCACAAGCCTCTGGCTTACTAGGATCATAATATTCACCAGCTCTACTTAAATAAGAGTAGATTCTCTTTAAAGTAGGTAGCGTAAATTTCTCTTTTCTGGCTAATTGTTGGCCTCTAACCTTACCAACCTGAGTAGCACACTTATTACCAAGCTCTTTATTCCTTTTTATACCTAATTTGGCATTATTTGAAGCAGATTCAGGGTATCCTCCATAAGATTCTAGCTCAACCTCCTCAGAAAGCATTTCAAGGGCTTCTAAGAGCTCAAATTCAGCATTAAGCTCACTGAGTCCATCTTTATCGTAATCGCCTCTTACAGACTCTTTAGGGCGTTCCATTTTATCTGCAAAATAACCTTCAATAGAGAACCCTTTTACTTCACCTGCCTTAACCTGATCCCAAACATCATCATTATTAACCTTTACAGATACCATCCAAGTACCAATAGGTAGGTTAAAGTCATATTTTCTTGATTTATCCTTAGTTTCATCTTCTATTATCCAAGATTCAACCACAGACATACCTTCTAGCTCTACTTGATGCTCTAAAGTGCTGTTATTCTGATTGCCCTTCATTAAAAACAGTTCAGAAGCCTTTCTGACAGTATCTTCAGAGAAGAATATGTAATATTCCTCTTCACCACTGTTTCTATATATCTTTTTGTTGGGTATCAAGGCTGCACCCATTAAAATCCTCTTTTCTTTGTCTACTTCAGCTAATTTGACTTCTTTATGCTCTTTTAGGGCGATAAAATCCTCTTCTATAGCTGGATTTTCAACAACCGAGATAGCTTCTATTCCACTAAACTCGTTTTCTTCGTCTATAATAAGTTCTATAATCCGTTCCATATATAAATAACTATTTTGAGTTGTATTCGTTATATTTTAACCTAGAGAAGCCTGTGCATTTACTTTTCTGTCAAATTCTTGAGCATTATTGATGTCATCCGTTACAACGTATGCTTTTAATGGTGATTTCTCTGAATCTGCTATAGTTTGTGATAATTGACTAGTAGCTGAAGTACCTACTATATTGAAGTCTGGAGCGATAAAAGCATTACCACCTCCTGAATCACTACCACCTCGTTTATCTAATGACCCTGAGTCAAATTTAGTTGATGCTATTGCAGCTATTTGTGCTACCCCACCGACAACGGTTAATGCTCGAGCTATCTCTGCCCTACCTATAGATGTAGGGTCTCCTATAACTAATTGAGAACCATAAGCTAGCCAAGCATTTCTATAGGTTTCCATTATTACACTACTTATTTGTAATGCTTTGTTTATCTTAAACGCTTTTTTTTGAGCAGCTTCTATCGCATCTTGGGATTCTCCAGCATTTTTTATTTCCCTATTTTTTATTGCATCAGATATAAATCCTATTGCTGAAGCTGCTTGATTATATATTTCCTGAATTTGATCAAATCTTTGTTTTTGATAACTTACATTTTCATTAGCTAATCTTTTCTGAAGTTGAGCTAATTTTAATTCAGCGTCTGCCTTTTCTTGAGTGCCAGATTTATAAATGTTAACCAAACTCTTCTGAAGTATTATTTCAAAATCAAGCTGTTTCATTCTTTGTTTTATAGCGTTTTCTGTAAACACTTTTGGTATCATTAACTGAGCATCTGCTACATCTGCTTCTGCCTGTTGAATTTTATACAAAGTGTTTAAAACGCCCTGAGCTCTTTCCAGCCTAAATTCAGCTCTTTTCGACTCGGCTCTCTTTTCTATCTCTATTATTACATTAGCCAGTTCTTGTTCTGCTAAAATGATTGACTCGTTATATTCTTTTTTAGCTTTTATTTTTTCCGCATTAGTAGCCTTACTCTCTAGGAATTCATCAAGCCTTTGTTTTTGACGTTGTTTGAAGTCTTCAGTTGTAATTCTAAACATCATCATTAAATCTGTTGATTCTTTGGCTATTTTAGTTTCTTGGTCTTTAATAAATTGCTGTAATGACTCCTGTCTAAGTTTTTCTACATCCTTATCAAAGTCTAAGAATTGCTGTTTAAATGTTCTTAATGTTTTTAAAGATTCCCTAGCTCCCCTTCCTGATTCTTTCTGAAACTCCTTTTCTAATTTACTCCTTCTAAGTATTAAGTCATATAATGTTTTTTCAAGCAAACTTCTACCTACTACATCTTCTTCTATCCTTTTCTGAATGTCTCTTATATCTTTTTGAAGTTCCTTGTATTCTAAAAATCTCTCCACAAGAGCCTTTACTGCACCCCTATCTTTATTACCCAATTTATCTAAGGCTATTTCGAATTCTTTAAATTCACTACTTAAAACAGCTACACTATCACTAAGACTCATCCACCAATTATTCTGTAATATTGCAGAACCTAAAGACTTCAAATAAAATGCTTGTCTGTCTAGTGAATTAGTAAATTCATCAGCAGCTTTGGCCGCCTTATCAGACTCGATTTTAAACCTCTCAAATAATGTTATAACAGTCTGAATTACAATTATAACTCCTAAGGGCCCAGCTAATGCACTCCATAGAGCCTTCATTCCATTAGCTAAGCCACCTGTCGTTGTTATCAACGTGATCATTAATGTTGATAGCTGAGACAAGTTGTTTGCCATACCTCTAATTCCGTAATTAGAGTCAGATATAGTCCTACCTAATTCGACAACAGTAGCTCCTGCTAGACCTGTTTTATCTATCATATTCTTCCCCGCAGCAGCAGTGGAATTAAGTGCAGAAGCCTGTTCCTTGATGGATTGAGTTACCTTTTTAGTAGCTAAGTCTAACTTGACAAAACCTTTAGTTAACCCTTCAATTTTAGCTTGTCCTTTAGTGTTTAACTCTATCTCAAGTACTATTTTCTTATTATCAGCCATTACTTCTTCTCTTTACGGATTCCTTAAATTCTTTTATGTTCTCTGGTGCTTTATACTTGCCTTTAGCGATATCTATCCTTTGGTCAACACCGTAGAAGTCACCAGCCTTTAGCAGCTCTATAATTGTCTTTATCATTATATAATGTTTAATAATTCAACCTCAGCCTTACCAGTATTTAGGTTTAACTTTATAGTGTTAATCTTATATAGGTGAGATAGTATTTTTATGTAGTCATTCAGTTTAAAGTTCTGCACAATCTGAACTGGAAGATGACAAGTGAACTTAGACAATCTTCTTTTCTGATTAAAAACCTCCTCTATATATTCTTTATAGAAATTGTTAAATAGAGAGCCACTATCCAATCCATAATCAATAGATTGCCATTCATCAACTTCTGCATCAAAATTTAATGAGTATGTAGGAGGTATTGCTAAACCACCAGCTTCATTTGCGTTAGATGGTCTCCAGTAATTAAGGAGCTGCTCCGAAGATGCAGAACCAGAACCAAAATTATTAATCCAATTTATTCCGTCTCCACTTGGTATTCCAGTCTCTCTTACTCCATAAAATAAAAGGGGGCTAGATATCACCGAATCATAATCACCAGTAGTTTCATCTATATCTCCAGAAGCTGAATAGCCCCACTGTATTCTAGTTATTTCATTATTTGTGGATGGATTTATATCCCTTATTCTTTCGTATTTAAAGTGTGCGAAAGGTAGACTCAAGGTATATATCCTGTCATTATCTATATTAGCTTCGTTCTCTCTATACTGCTCATCTCCAAATACTTGACCAAACTTTTCTAAGTGCTGCTCTGCTAATAAAGTGTCAGGCTTTCGATAATTGAAGTCTATCTCAGTGTATGGTAGAGCTGAATCAATAACACTTTCAGTAATATCTATATAATTCTGTATGTCTATTGTACCTCCTAATGGATTACTTGTATTATCATTATAGAAGTTGTCTAAAGTATCAACGTATATTTTTCCGTAGTTAGCATCCCTTATATCATCAACGTAGTAAGCTGTTAAATTGAACATTTTCCATATTCCAGTAATAAAGTCTATCGCTCTTATCTTAGGGAATTGTTTGTACATCTGAAGAGTTGATTCAGTGTTTATTGCCCCACCTGTAATACCAGTTTCATAAGTTACGCTATCATACAAGACATTTGTTGCGCTAAGTAAATCTATCTTTACCGTTGAGCTAAAAGACAAAGAACCTGTTGAGGTGACTTCAAATCTTAATCTATAGGGATCTACTGATCCATTATTTATCAAAGTTCTAAGGTGCTGTTGACCTCCTTTAGTCTCTTCAAACTGAAACAAAACCGTGTTTGTTATATCGTCTATTATTCTCGCTACATAAGGAGTAGTGGTGTCTCCTGTTAGGATTGAATATGTAAGTTCATATTTATATGTTTCTGGAGTTACGTTAACGAGTAGGTTGAGTTTTGTTCCAGAGAATATTATTTGGTTTATAGCTGTGCTATTATACAAGTTCCAACCATCTAAAGTAATACTCTGCTCTGTATTAGAAACCTCTGTGTTATCCTCTGGCACTGTATTTAGCCAAAGATATAGGTTATCCATAGGAGTTGTGCCAAAGAAGTCTCTAGTGAAATCAATCCCTATTTCTTGCTCTATAGCCTCTATAACGTGAATTGCTTTTATAGCTGGCTTTAAATCATCCCAAGTCAAACCTCTTGTCACCGAACTATAGTGAAGATTACCCCTAAATCTTTCCCCTTCTGGGGCTGAATCACCCCTAGAATCATAATAAAGTCTTTTCTTTACGGATATAAGTGGATATATTACAGCATTAGTGCTTCCGTTTATAGTCAATCCTGTTGTAAGTCCATTCTTCACACTAGATTCACTTAGTGGATGATCATAAGTACCATTTATAAATAACTGCAAGTCTCCAAGCAACTTACTGCCTAATCTATCTGGCAATTCAACTATATTGCTAAAAAATGTTATGTCGTAAGAAAAAGCCTTATTATGTCTCATCTTGACAGAATTAAGAGCAATCTTACCGACTTTAAATGGAACGTAATTTATATGGATTTCCGCACTTACTTTTTTTCTGGCATTAAAGCCATTCTCAATATCAAAGTTGTAGAAGTGCTTAAATATTTTGTTGTTTGTCTTGGAAGCTGGAAGGGATAATCCTTTGGTGTAGTCAGCAAAAACCTTCTGAATATCTCTTATATTCTGTATACTTGACTGTAATGTAATTGTGTCTCCTTCAAATAAATCAGCACGCTCTCCATCTATATACAATTGTACGTTCTGCATTATCGAACAATATTAAATTCATTATAGGCATACTTAAATTCAACAGAGAAGTTTATTAGCTTATCATTCAATCTAGTTTTGTAAACTAACTCCTGAGTCTGTGGAATTACCGGATAAACGTTACTAGATTCAGTTATCCAAACATTTTCAGATAGCAATAATTGTTGAATTACCTCAGTGTATTCTTCATTCACAAATCCAGTATTTAAAGTCATTTTCTTATCAGCCTTTATATCTAGCGTTACGTCTGTTGCTTTGTTTGTAGGATAGAATGGAGTTAAATTATTAAGGATAGAGATTGTGTTTCTTGTGTACTTTTCTCTTGAAATGCTTAAAGAATCTGTTCTCTTATTGAAAAACCACAAATCCTGTATTACACCATATCTGTTTAAGAAAGATATTTTGTATGGAGAGTATTTAGGGCTGCATATTTTGTTTACATATACAGTTTGCGTAGTTGAATCTTCTTTTGTTATAACAGCATAATCGATATCATTAGCATCTCTAACATACTCTATTAAGTCTTCAGGATCTGTATCTCCAGCAGGAACATCAATTATCAGGTAGTTTAAGTTAGAAAAGATTGAGCCATCCTTATACAATTTAACGTTTGTAACGCCTCCAGTACCTTTGAATATTGGTATTGTTATACTCTCGCCTTCTGGTATGTATAGATTAACATTATCCATTTGCTTACCAGTGTTGAGCTGAGGATTTACTGAATCACCAAAATAACCGTATCCCTGTAATCCCAAACCATATCCGTCTTCAGTTTGAGTTGTTGTGTCATCATAAGTCTTTAGTATATCCCAATAAACCCAAACGGATGTAGATATAGTTGCATAATTACCACTAAACGTTGCTTCCATATAATCCTTGAACAATTCAGCTATCTCGAACATAACACTTTCTTCGTCAGCTATAACTTTCTTTATTATGGTGTATGTAGGTGAGGCTGGTCTACCAGAGGAGAATCCTCCTGTATAAACCTTTAGGTCTAATTGAGCTTGAGTTAGATTTGGCATTTCTCTTTATTTATATTACTTAAAAAAACGTTTTTGTACCTTAGAGTTTAACAGCAATATGATAGGTAAAGTAATCCTCACCTAAATTTGCTATATATGTTTTGTCGCCTTCAATCAGTCTGTATTGTTTATGTTCAGTGTATTCTTGTATTTTATCACCATCTACATATATCACCTTCCCATCAGAAACCTTATAAAACTTTTTGTCTATATTTATTTCAGAAACTCTATAGTAAAGATTATCATCAAATCTATCCGAAGGTACTTGGTCTATTATGCTTATATTCTTTTTGCTATATAAATCGTAAAAGAACCATTCTAAATACTTTAAATTCTCTGCGTAATCATCAATACTGTTTATTTGATATAACTCCCTTAAAAGCTCTTTATTCATCATAAAAATTGAAGTATAGAAAGACTTATCGTCTGCATATCTAAAGAACACCCCATCTTTATTTATGCTGTAATATTCATCTATATCTTCCTTCATATGCCAATCATAATTTAACACTAAACATTTTTTACTAGTTATAGCATCAAATCCTGACTTTATTAATTCAATTATAGCGTAAGCAGCAAAAGAACTTACTGGGCTGTATAGTCTATACCCATCTATATCTTTATGCGTTGTATGATTAAGATTGTATTTTTTGTATTGACTAGGAGTGAGTATTGGATTTTCGTAGTTGTACACAAAGGCATCAGCTAGTTCGTAAGCCTCTTTGTTGAAGAAGTGATCTGAAACTACAACTCTATATCCCTTATCTTTTAATAATGATACACAATTAACAAGGGTTTTACTCGCTCTCTCACTATCGCTGTGAGCTAATACTAGACACTCTTTAACCATTTCTTAGCTTGATTATAAAATTGATTATCAGGAAATTCTTCTTCATTTATGTTATCCATATCTCTTTTGTTAAATATATGATCACAACAGTAATGGGCTATATGATGCTGAGGCTTTAACTCGTTTACGCTTGGGTAGTAGCAGTTACGAGTATCTATCATTTTGATTCTATTGTTATGACACGCTACGTTTAATCCGTACATAGCTTGCCACCAACCCACAGTACTACCCTTTTCAGTTCTACTTATATCAATACTAACCTGAATAACTTCATCAATTATTCTCATTATAGTGTCAACCCTAGATATAACATTAAACCCTCCGTTCATATATTTGAAGTCCTGATGTCTCAAGTACTTGCTTATTACAGGAAAATGCTCGCTTTGTTTAGTTGATGTTTTTAAGTGCCAATTCTCATAAGTAGCATCAGCAATAATCTCATTCCTTTTAGGAATATATCCATCATATTTTTTTAAATGAACCAAGTCTGCATCTATTATCTCTACAATCTCATCATTTGGTAAGTGTCTTATAACTTGTTTTGCTGCTGTAAAGACATTTGTCGGTATATACCAATCCTCTTCAAGATTGTATATGTCTAATATTGAGTCTACCATTTGATAAGGAAGTCTCATATTCCAATCAATATCTTCTTTTATTTCCTCTGATTTGTTATTTCTTTTAACTATAGGTATAATGACTTTGTTCTTTGCATTATCTCCATAAACTTCAATATGTTGATATTGAAAGAAATCTATCTGCTTCTTAAAATAAGGGATAGCTACAGTTACTGGAATAGTAATCATTCCTTGAATTTGTAGTGCACGTAAAAGTTGTTGAAGTATTTTCCCTCAAAAGGGTCTGTTCTACCGTGTTCACATATTGCACTCTCATACATTATCATATCACCCACTTCAGCATAAACCTTGTGCCATTCTCCGTCGTGTGTTTGAAAGTCTAAAGCCCAGTCACTTCCAAGATCCTTGTCTTTACACCCACACTTTAAATTCTTATCTACAATTATAATGGAAGCTATATGATGCGTTGTAACGGTGTCTGTGTGTAATTTTAATGTAGCTCCTTTTTTATATGAACGTATCCCATAGATATAACTAGGTTCTATTTCTTTTCCACACCAATCTTGATGCAAATCCCATAACTGATTATGAATCTCATCTCTAATATTAGATATTTGCCCGAAATCCATAAGTTCAGTATCGCCACCCTTTATATAATAATCTTTACCCTCAAAGTCTTCAGTAGTCTCTGTAGGCTTTAATAATTTATAAGCATCTTGAATCAATCCCCAAGTCTTTTCAGGGCATTTAACAATTTGAAAACCAGTCGGAGTTAATCTTGGTATTTGGTCTTTCGAAGTGTATTCCATATTATAAAAGTGGGTAGCATATTTGATTAGCTGTAAATCTATCGTTTAAAGTATCTTGTATTTCTTGAGTTATATTGTCTTTGTCAAACCAAATATCAAAAACAATCAAGTCATACTCTTTCTCTTGTGTAAATTCAAATATGTCTGAATGTATTATAGATATATTTTCTGAAAGGTGGTTATACCCATTTATTACGTTTATAAGCTCCCTATCTTGCTCAACAACATCTACAATAGCACCCTTTTCGTTAGCCAACCACTGTGGTATTACACCTAATCCTAGTCCCACTACTAAAGCTGTAGAATAGTTTTCAGTTAAATCGTCAACCATAAAGTTTAAGTACCTGCTTTCAGAATAAAAGCCTTCTTTATAATGAAAGAATAAGTCATTATATTCCTTCTTTATTTTAAAGTTCTCACCTTGATATGGTGTTATTAAGTCGTAGTTTAAGTATTTCATATTTTATAATTTTACTAGCAGTTAGGACATAATGTTGGGCCAGCGGTTTTGATTCCATTAACAAACGTATAATAGTATCCTAGTTCATTAGCTGCCATAATATAGGCAGTTCCTGAATGTAGTGTAGCACAACCACTATCAAAAGCATAAAAGCTAGTAGCGTTACTTACTGTGGTATCGTTAAAGTACTGTGTACTTCCTTTAGCAGAACAACAAGCCTCTTGTGCAGAGTTTAAACTTCTGTAGATTGATATTCCAGTACATACAGGAGGACATTCTGATAATGCAGTTGTTGAAACTGTAACAGAATTACCCACCGTAGTCGTAGTTCCTGTGACTCTGAAGTAGGTAGCTCCTGACAATACAATATCATTTGGACTTAGCGATATTTCGGAAGTTGTTTGTGATGTTGTAAATCCTGATGCTTCAGGGTTACACCTAGTTAAAGAGTAATAAGTAGGTGGAGTAAAACAATCTGTACAGTTTGCAAAAGTGGTTACACTACCACCTGTTAAGGATACTGCTCCAGAAGAGCTACCAGTTGCATAACTATATAAACATTCAGTCCCATCTTGTGTTGTTCTGATATAAGTAGGGAATGAGTTAGAAGTGTGCGATATATTTCTTACAATTCCTGCACCCTCTACAGTACTAGGACAAGAAGCTAGATTTCTATATTCCCTGTAGTATATAGTAGGAGCTGTAGGTACAGGGGTAGGTGTAGGGGTTGGGGTAGGAGTAGGCGTAGGTGTAGGTGTAGGTGCTGTAGGAACAGGTGTTGGGGTCGGTGTAGGGGTCGGTGTAGGGGTCGGAGTTGGGGTCGGTACTGGTGTGGGTACAGGTGTAGGGGTTGGTGTTGGAGTAGGTGTTGGGGTCGGTGTAGGAGTAGGTGTTGCAGTATTACTAGCAACTACAAAAAAGGGACTTCTACCGTTAAGTTTTATTACTGACATTCTTTACAATTTTATCTAATTCTATATTTAAATCTTTAAGATATGCGTTTGCTATATCTTGTGTTAATTTTGGTTCTACTCTTTCAAGAACTATATCTATAAACCTAGTTGGTCTTATTCCTTTCCTAGATATAGACCTACCAATTAAAAACGATACCCTTCTAATCCCTGATGGACTTATGTCTTCAACTCCTATTGTTGAGCTATTTCTTCTAACCCAATCTTCTAATTTTTGTGGTATAGGAAACTCTCCTGCCCTTCTACCATTATTGACGTTAAGTCCGTAGTCGTTCATACTGACTGTAAACCCATCCTTATCGGTCATCATACTTCCAACAATACTCTTACTTAGATTACTGTTAGGTTTATCTAATTCCTTCTTTAGGTCTTTTACAATAACCTTTTTATACCTTTCTAATACCTTTTTCGTGTACTCTGTTTCCATTAACAAATAGTATGTTCAGTGTTAGGCATTTCTATATTTATTGTTACAGCCCAGCCAGCTAATTCATTCTCATAATCATCCATAAAAGGTGTAGCTGTAATATCTGTAGTTAACTGTAGGTTCTCATCAAACAACCCACCCCTTCTTAACTCAGCTTGGATATCATTAACGACTTGTAATTGTGTGTTTAATACGTCTTGAAGGTTGTCACTTCCATAAATCATTACGTTATTATTAGGCTCGTTAGTCTTATCCACTATATCTAGGCAATACAATTGAATAGATACCTCAACTATATGTTCAGGGAATACAACTTGAGAAATATAAATGTGGGCTAGTGGGTATATTGTTGTTTTATTCAAGTCAACTTGAAGTATATCCCCAAAAGTCACTGTATTTGTAATATCATTACCTTGTAATTTCTCCTGCAACTTCTCTATTACGGTATATACTTGTCTCATTTACTCTTTTGTTTTATCAATTTTGCTTCTAAATCGTTTTTCTCTTTCTCAAATTCTAGCCAAGTTAGGCATTCGGCAGCCGATAACTTTGCAACTTTTTCAAACCTAGTGATATCTCCTCCAGCGATTGCGTAAATTGATTGATACCAACCCCATTTTTCTCCAAATCCCTCTCCAACTCCTTGTCCTTCGCTAGATCTTGAGTTAAAGAGTCCATCAAATAGCGAGACAAATCGTTCCCTAAATGATAAAAAAAAACAGTTGCACCTAAAGCTACATTAACTGGTGCATCTTTCATTATCTCTGCATACTTATCAGAGCCTTCATAATCTTCTATAAGGTACAATTCCCCTTTTCTAAAGGTTATCGGTCTATACAGTACGGCTAGAGCCTTGTGTATCTGCTGCCAGTCCCCTATATAGTTGTCTAAGTCTACAAATTCACCTAAAGTAATGTCATCTAGCTTAGGTATAAACCCAAAGGTTACACTATCCCCATTAGGATCTGTTAAGGTAAAGTCCCTTTGCAAAGGTGTATCCTCCTTAAATATATCTACTATATGAGATATGATTGTAGAGAACTCTGCTAAAGGTAAATTATAAGCATCTTTTAATGAAAGCCCACAGAATATCTCTAATACTTTTAAATTGATAAACTCTACATCCTCTGCACCTTCATTATCATCCATTACCTTTAGGTATTTCTGATACTGATGTAACGGTACAGCAGACAATTCTTTTGGTATTGTTAAGGTGAACTTCTTATTCATATAGTTATAACTATTAATAGGTTATATTGTATTACAATATGAAAATAAAACACTTTGTATAAAAGTCAGTTATATCTACAGATAACCAATAGACCACAATAAGTGGGCTATTAAATCTATAGTAAACTATATCTTTAGAAAACTCTAGGTTATCATAAACCCCAAGTCAGGAAAGCCCTAACTATATTCTTTTCTCAAATATTTTGCTATTTAAAATATTATTACTATATTTGTAATGTATTTGACATTTTTATATAAGCATTAAACCCTCCTTAGATTAAGTTCTCTGGAGGGTTTTTTGTATCCGTTTGATTTTCTGATTTTAGTTAACCCCTTTTGAAAAGTGGGTGAATTTCCAAAACCTCATACCCACAACGCCCCTACACTCATTTTACGTCAATTTAAGCAACTTTACCCCTGAATGGAGCTTAGGTACATAATTAGTATAAAAGTCTCTTAGAAGAGCTCTGAGGGGGCTTGAGAAGGGGGTGATAAAGGAAGAGGGCGGTATATAGTAGATAATTAACTATATTGTTAATCAACAAATTAAGTTTAGAATATATCCAAAAAAATATCCCTAAAGAAATTAATCTTTAAGGATATCCAAACAAAACAAAAAAAGTACTTTAATTCTGTTCAGTGAGTTTAAAATATTCCTCCTCACTTATCCTTTTGTTTAATCCATTCATATTAGATATAAAGTACTTATTATCCAATTCAACAGAATAAAACGTCTGGTTTAGTTGTTTTATATATTTCATTTCTTATTTATTATTGTCTTTCGTCCCATTCCGATTTAAACGTCATTAATACCTCTGTTAAACTTTTGTCGTCTTGATAGATATTTTCTAAATCATTAGCAATACTTTTTATATCGGTAAAATCAAAACCGTTTGCGGTATCCTCTTCGTTTAGTTCTATTCTTTGCAGCTCAATACCATTCTTATATATATGAATGATAACAGAGCCCCAGTGTTGACAGTCCCAATAAAGGCGTTTATATTTCTTTTCGCTGCTATTGAGTCTCTCAAGTATTTCCTCTGTTGTTTCTTTCTTTACTTGTTCAATTTCGTACGCTCCCAAATATGGGTATTTATTTTCTTTTGTTTCCATTATATTTAGTTTAATTGTTTTATTAATATATCCGCTTTGCTTTCTATTACAAACCCGCTCGAGTCTTTACGTGCGTCACCTTTGGCTTTTAATCCTAGGACCACATTAGTATTGTATATCATTTCAAGGTCTGACTTATCCCCATCAATTACTTTAAAGCCCCTCCAGTAGTTTGGTAAGTTATTAGAGAAAACCGCAGCAACATTACCGCCCATATTAAGGACCGCAATTGCAACGCTCTCATTAATTTCGGAGCGGGAAAAGGTTACAAAATAATTAGGATGATTAAGATATTTTTTTACTTTACCTAATAGCTTTGTGTAGTCATAAAACGTTGCAACGTCTTTCAAGGTACTAATATCTAAACCCGCGTATTTTTGCAGCAAGTAAACAAAATCTAAATCCGAGGTACCGTTTAATCTAAATGCTATCTTGATACCTTTCTTTTTAGCTTTGGTATATTCTCTTAAAATTTCCGTTGCTAGCTTTTTAATAAATAAACTTTTATTTGATATATAAAAATTAGTTTTATTAATTCTTGACTTTTGGACATTCGAAAACTTTCCACGTCCAGCGGAATAAAGGCAAGCAGCGACACAGCCAGTCGAAGCAGCTGGACAAATATTCACCCCTTTGGCGTTTTGTTTATGCGGTGCAAGATATAATATAAAAGTTTCAATATCATTCTTTACCGTTTTGGCATTCGTTATTCCTTTACTTAATAAGTTTTTTGGTATTGTGTAGCTCATTTTAATATAGTTTTATTTAGTTCCTTAATTTTATTAATACTTTCGTTAATTATAATATCGTTTATAAAATACTTTTGCCCTTTTATAGTTACACTTATTAGAGTTGATAAATTTATAAATCTATAATCTTTTGCTTTTAGATCGTATACGGGTAGTAAATTCCTCACAATTGGATCAAAATTTAACCCTTTGCCATTAGTGAACTTTTTTACATTAGTACGGCAATTAATTACACGTCTAGTGTTATCTTTCTTAATAAACTCAGCTGTAAATATTTTCCCGCTTGTAATTTCTTTAAATAATTGTTGTTGATTCATTTCTTTGGTTTTTAATTGGTTAAATAATAGCTCTTATAATTTGCCCAATAATATAGGCTAAAAATAAAAGAGTGAATAATAAAGTAAATTGGTTTAGTAATTTTAAAAGTTTCATTTGTTTTGTTTTATTGGTTAAACTTATTCAAATATACAAATAATTTAATAATTAACAAATAGTAAACAATTTATTTTTAATCGTAAAGATATAATTAAGGTACGCGCGAATACATAAAACTTTTTTAATATACAAGGAAAATAAAACTTTTTTAACCTATCAATTATAGCTTTTTTTGTATTACTAATAAAAATAACGTGAAAGCTATTTTAAGACGTTTTAAGAGACTTTATACCATTTCAGGTGGTATCCTACCTAAAAGAAATTTGAGGGGCTTAGAGGGCTTACTTGCAAAACGCAAGCAAACGGGAAAATACCTACTGCGTTTAAGAACCTACTGCGTTCAAGAGGGTACTGAGTTCAGTGGGGTACTGCGTTTAAGAACCCACTGCGTTTAAGAATTTGGGTACTGCGTTTAAGAATTTTGGTTGAGCAAAATATTTTTATCGGATAACATAACTTCCTTTATTTATATTTGCTAAAAAATATTGAACACCATACCTTAAACTATCTAAGTGGTGATTCCATTTATCAACAGGTCTTTCATTCCTACTGTGCCAAACATAATTGTTAAGCTCCTTAATTAACTCTGTAGATTCAGGGTCAATCACTAAATCATAATCTTGTATCAAGGCTATCCCAGTTAGGATACTACCCTGCTTCTTTAGTGTAGGTTTGATATTACAATATATCTTTAGCTCCTGAATAAGTCTAGGTTCTGCACTATCACAGATAATAAGCTCTTCCCCAGCATATCTCCTATTTAGCTCCCCTATCTCTTTTGTAGACAAACCTACCTTACAATATTGAGTTTTGACATATATCTTCTTCCTATCCTTATCTATAGCCATTTTGAGTAGTACAGTAGGATCTACTGAAAACCCGAAATCTTGCCCATATATAGAGGGTAAATACTCATTAAAATCCCCAATATCCCATCTCGTAAATACTACACCTTCAGCTTTATCTAACCAACCTCCTAATATTTGGTGATTGTATTTGTCTGGCCTACGTCTACGAATCTCTTCTATTTGGAATAAGAAGGATTCTGATAAATTATCTAAATTATCTTTAAAGGTAGTATGTATATAAGTAATATTATCCTTCCAACCATTCCATCCACTTTTCACTGCCTTAGCTGCAAAGAATCTTTGATATATCCAGTGCTCCTTAGTAGTAGGGTTAAGGATTAGGATAACTCTATTCTGTTTAGCTTTAGAACGTACAGACTGGTCAATCTTATCAAAGTCATCTTCATTAATAAGTTCTTCTGCTTCATCTAATACAAACGTTGTAACACCTTGTAAGGACTTCAGAGAGGCTGTTTGGTTACCTGCTGAGGTTTTGATACCTCTAAACATTATAGAGCTTCCTGTGGAGATATTTATAATCTCATCTTTAGTTATCCTAAAATGCTCACCAATACCATACAGTTCAATCTTCTCTATAAATTCAGGGATAATTGAGTTAGCTGTAGAGGTCATAGTATATCGAGTAAACAATATCTTATGACCTTTCTCTAAAGTAAGTAACGCAAGAAAAGAGGTAACGCTAAAAGATTTACCGCTACCCCTACCACCTGTAATTACAAAGTATCTACTATCATTCCCTAGGGATTGGTATTTTGGGTTTAGTTCTGGGGTTTTCATTATTTGGGTTTTTTGTGTTGAGGTGAAAACGCTTTCCCTCTGGGTTATATCTATAACCTAGTATTGGATTAATACCGTAATTCCACCAGTCGTTTGGCAATTCATTATTCATCTGTAACGTCTATTATATCTTTGTTATCTTCTTGACTACCTGCAAACAGGTTCTTTATATTTATATTTACTTTAGGCTTCTCTCCACCTAGTCTAGCATCATCAGGCTTACCATATTTGTATTCAAACAGTAGCTTCATATGAGGAAAGGAATCCTTAGCTTGTTCTGCTAGTGAGGCCCAAGCCTCTTCCTCAGATCCAAATACTTTCTGCATAGCGTTCAGGGCATATATCCCTACTCTATTCTTCTTAGCCTCATTAATAGCACTAGGAGTGGCCATAACAGGTTTGTTTACCTTGTCACCTTTCTTCCTACCATTATTACGTCTACCATCTGTAGCTTTAACGAACTTCCTTTCTTTTGGTTTTCTACCCATTCCTTCCGTGTTTGTTATATAGGTAACTGTATACTGACCAGATTGCATTAGACCATTCAACATCAGTATAAAGTTTAGTACCAACTTTCTTAGCACCACCAAACTCCACAACCAATTTAAACTTAATCCCCTTCTTAGTTCTTTCATTTAAATTCTTAAACTCAACTGGTGTAGGATATATCTTATAACCTCTATCCATACACCACTTAGCTGCCTCTTGATTTATAACTGAATAGTCTATTGCAACCTTCTTAGCCATAACTACACTAAATCAAATTTACGAGCTAAAGCTCTCTTAGGGTGAGTTCTATAAAAACTTGCCTTTAAGAAGTTGTACTTCGTAAACAAGTTGTCTAGTGCTTCAAAGGCTTGTACTGAATTAATATCTTCAAACTCCTTACCTTCAGCTTTAGCAAGGGCTTCCATTATTTTTCCTTCCAACTCCTTATACTTTGCTTCATAAAACCCTTCTGTTGTTGAATATTCTTCTTCAATACTTGTATCAGATAATGACAAAGCGTGTTCAAATTTGTTCCTAATAATCTCGTACTCCTTTTTAATCTTTGAATCATATTGAATCCAATCTTTTAACTTTCTGTTAGCGTACAAGACAGTAGCGTGATCCCTATTAACAGTCTTACCTATAGCCTCAAGACTCATTTTAGTTTTGTCTCTTAGCAGTCTAAAGTAGATAGCTCTAGCTTCAACGTGAGTTCTTTGTCTAGTGTTTAAAGTTAAATCTAATTCGTAGTATTCTTCTACTACATTTTTTAATAAATCTGTAATCATTCTAATCGTTTTTAATTATTATTTAATCTATTTCAAATTGGTACTTCTCTTGCACTTCTAACGCTATCAATTTTATATCTTGATACGTTTTATATCTAGCTACTTCAACTGCTTCCTTAATCCCTGCACAAGCCTCGTAAGACTCTATCTGCTCGTAGATAGATATATCCTCTTCTAGTTGTTTTATACTCACTCCGTGAAGTAAGTCAATTAAGGATAGGTAGTAATATAGCATCTTCTCTTCCTCAAATAAACTAAAGGAATCCTCTGATTGTAAAGTCATTAACCTTGCTTCTTTTTTCTATAAAATATTCCTTGTAAGTGTTTACAGCTTGCTTAACCTTATCACCACCTATTTCTTTTGTATTCTTAGTGAGTTCAAATATTCCTATATCACCAGAGCCTTTCTCTATCACTACATAAGTAAACCTCTCAACTCCAAAGAGTTCACAGTAAATCCAGCCCTGCATATCGTAGTGCCAACTATACTTAGCAGCTCTCTCCCATCCATCTAGCTTAGCCGTAGTTTTCAAGTCTATTAAGTGGCCATCTTTTAAATAGTCAGCCTTACCCCTAAAAGGTACACCAAACAAGTTACCAATAGCAGGAACTTCAGAAGCTCCACCAGTGAATAGTTCATTAGCATCTCTATTGAATCTAATAGAGTTACAAAGCTCGTTAGCCTTATTAAGCTCACTAACTAACATAATCTCTTTGCCTTTACTGGTAGCCTCTTCCTTAGCATCTTTGAAGGTCTTAGTGTTCCTTCCACCTATATCAACAAAGTCATACTTGTCATCAATCTTTTCCTCTTCAAGTACTACAGTGTGAATTAACCTTCCCTCTCTTAGAGCAGGTATATCACCATTAACTTGTTGAGTCTTATTAAAGTAACTCTTGGGGGATTTGTAAAGATCTTTAGAAGATGAAGAAGATAGGGCATACTTACCCAAGTATCCATAATAAAATGAATCATCCTCCATCTTGTCTAGGATTTCAGATACATCCCAATCCTTATTGTCTAGTAGTTTAATTGTTTTCATACTGCTAATATAAACATTTTTTAAACAACCACTACTTTTCTTCTACTTTTTTTTCCTCTAATCTATCTAGCCTAGTTAAGGCCACTACTAATGCCTGTTGCACAAGTTTAAGGTCGTACTGCATTTTTATTAAAACTGACTCTTTCATATCTTTCCGTCTATAAAATATTTAATTACAAAGAACCAAAGAACTACTCCTGCTATTACACCAATAGCGTTTGCTATATCAAGTAACATCTATTGTTGTATTGCTTTAGTTAAATCTTTCTCATTCATATGAGCTTCTAGTATATATCCGTCTAAAGGATTAATTACAGAGATAGCTCTATATATCTTTCTACTTATATCCTTTACAGCTTTCTTATCAGCCTTAGAAGAATCAATACCTAGATTGGTATAATTGTGAGCATCAATCTCTAGCAGTTCATCAACCTTTCTCTTAATAGACCAAGTTTTGTATCCTTGTATCTTTCTAATTCTTTCCTCTATATCCATTACTTTTGTTGTTTCAGTTTCTCTATATATAAAGTAGCATCCATAAGTTCCTCCTGTAAATGAGTAAGGAAAGCGTAGAAGCCATCAGGACTATCGTGTAAAGTTGTACCATACTTTATAATACCATCCCTTGAACGTGCCTTATATTTATCTATTACACTTAATACTATTGGGTCTTTAGGTAAATTATTATACGAATAACTTGTACTATCAGTTGTCCACTTCCCATCCTCCATCATCTCTTCGTATTTCTTTATTGAATCACTCATAATATCTCTGCATCTTTTACATCTAAATAAGCCACCTCTTTAGGTATCTTATTGTTGTTAGCAAACTGGGTTGTTTTGTTAAAATGATTAATCATCCACTTAGGCTCTACATTATATAGGTTAAACCTAAAAACCCCACTAGGGGTTGAGTTAATATAAATAGGAATATCTAAGTTGTCGTGGCACTTTTCTATCAGTGCATCAAACTTTTTCTTCTCTATCAATAAACCATCAAAATGCTTACTCCTGCACTTCATTTCTATTCTGTGGAATGTTTGAGGGCTATAGCAATCCCATCTACTCATTTGTTTCTTAGCCTTGACTAAATCACTATAACAACACCCTACGAGATAATCGAACAATCTCTGTTCATTCCACATCTCCATTATAAATACTCTTTATATAAACGCTCTAACTTATTCAGTCTAGTTAAAACACAGCTTTTACATCCACTAGGAACATCAGCAGTATTCATAACTCTATTATATATTGCATAAAGTCCTTTAATCTTTTCGCTACTAAGTTTTGCTCTTTCTCTCCAAAGCTCATCAGAGAAAAGCTCATTCAATACATCAAATTCGTACTCAGTAAAGCAATTAGGTTTATTGTAGGGGAATAAGTGGTTTAGTGTATCCTTTCGTTCATCACACCCACAGTCCTCACCAGCTAGAAATCTAACAACCTTATCTATTCCTGTAGCTTCTGTAATCTTAGCTACTGTGTCTCCAACACCTTCTGAGGCAGTCTCATACTTAGCAACCCAATCCTTGTATTGCTTAGTTCTTTTATCCTTTGGTTTTTGTGGTATTTGTTCTTCACTCATAATTTATTGTTTAAATAATAATAATACATATTTGTAATTTCTTCTGAAGTCTTACCCTTTAAATCCTCGTGCATTACGTTGTACCAGTCTATAAAGTCTACTAAATCTATTTCATTCATAATCGTTATATTTTATCGAAGTCTCCATTAAGGTAATCCTCAAAGTCCTCTCCAAATTTACTCTTCAATATTTCTTTGTAATTCTTGCAGCTATTGAATATAGAAGTCACAGATATCCTAGTCTCCTTAGCCAGCTTCCTCATACTTATATCAGTATTGTAATATAATTTAAAGAGCTTTTTATCGTACCAGTGTTCCCAAGAATCAATTTCCATATCTATCTTAGCTATAATATATTCCTCAGCCTTTTGCTTGTCAAAGTCCACTTCTTCATAAATGGCCCAATCAGGAGTTTCAAACTCGTAGTAGTCAGTGATATCCCTTCTTTGATATCTTGACCTTTCCTTGCAGTAATCAGTCCACAAGTTCTTTAAGGTTATATAGACGTAGAATCTATTAACCTCTGTTTCATTATACATAATCTTCTCTGGATTACCGACATACTTGTTTAGCCTAAGATACGTCTCGTGAACAAAGTCCTCAACGATAGTATCTGGAATACCAATAGATAATCCCATAGACACCCAAGTACTGTGATATTTACTGAGAATCTCTAGCATTAACCATTATATGTATAAAAACTATTCCTAGACTTATTCTGAGCAAATCAAAAGTAATCACTCCGTGAACATCCTCTTGCTCAATATCTTCCAGATAATCAATTCCCAGAAGGAATCCTTTTATCATTTCAAATTGTATATTCATATTATATATCTTAATTTTTTTAATACTACTAAAATTATATAGCCCCACAAGGTACTCGTCATTACAAACCCTAGTGAAACAAAAAGCATTTTAATTGTTCTCATATTTATTTAAAATTAATTCAATCACCCTATCACATTCTCTTTGGTTTTGTGGCTTATATAAGGTGTAATCAGGAAACTGTTCTGTAATCAATCTCTTGAACAGCTTCCATCTTAAAGGAAAGGATTCGTTAGCCCTTCCTTTAGTCTCTATTATAAAATCCTCACCAATAAAATCTGGCGTGTATTTAATAGGCAGTATTCTTTTTGAACCTCTATTGATAAGTTCTCCTTTTCCGTTGGCCTGTCTCTCATAAGATTCATTCTCAAAATGGAATCCATTAATCAGCACAAAGGTTTCACCTTCGTACTTTGCTTTTATCTTATGTTTCTTTAGAGCCATATACATATACTTTTCAAGTCCAGAGGCAAAGTTGACACCATCATAAGATATCTTCTTTGACTGTACTGGGCCTTTCTTTCTAGGTCTTCTCCTCAATTATTTTTTATTTGATGGTTTATAAGTGAACAATTTAATCAAAATCACTATTAACACCAAAAGAAATAGTAAATAAACTATCATATCTTTATATATTTATCTTTGTCTATCTGATCAGGGATTGATTCTAATATAAAAGGTAATCCTTTTGGATCTACTTGAAAAGCAAAATCATCAAAAGAATATCCCCTGCTCCTTTTACATTTAGCTACAGCAACACTCTTGTCGCTTGTTAACTCTAAAGCTATTTGGGTTTCAGCCTTCTTCTCTAAGAACGAACCTAAGTGTCCTGTAGGCTTTTCAGAGTTCCAATTGGAATGGATAGCTGTTATTATATGAATGTTTAACTCTTGAGTCCACTTCATAAGATATTGAACGAGCTTACTTGATTGTATCAAATCATTACTGTCTAATACCAAATCAGCAATACCGTCTATTATTACTAACCCAATATTGTCAGTATTGTATAAATGCCAATCTATAAAGTCTAATCTTTCAGGTGCAGAGTATTGTCTCAAGGCGTAAGTATGGTAGTCTTCAGCAGTTCCACAGATATCATAAACTCGACGAAAAACCTTTTGAGCGTGGAATGTACTTTGCTCTGTATCGTAGTGGATTAACTTCTTACCTTTTCTATAACCTATCATATCACCAGTTCTTTCTGTTTTTCCCCCCATATAGCTTGCTGCTATAAGTGAAAGGAAGAACGTCTTTTTGGATTTCGGAGGAGCTTGTACAAAGCTGAAATTCCCATAACTGGCAATACCAGTGGGAGTAGGATTATAACCAACACTGTTGCCATAAGAAAGGGCAAGGGGCGGCTGCGATACATTTCCCAAAGGATCAACGTAGCTGCTTTCCAAGATTGCTTTATACTTCTGCTCATAATCTATCTTTAATTGGTTCATATTTATCTTTGGTGTTATTTACTATAATATCTTTTATTAGTAGCTCAGAGGCTCTTGAAACGCTTCCATAAGGCTTTAACTTATTCCCGTTCTGTATGTCTAAACCTAATATATTATTTTCTAAGCTATTATAGTTATATTGTGAAGGAGTGTTTAATACTATAGATAGTTTATCTAGCAGTATATGTTTAAAGAACTCCCAACTAATTTCTTTAATATGGTCTTGGTTCAACTCAAAAATATGGTCAATATACCAAGAAGCCAATCTCTCTAAGTATAATGTCTTATCCTTGTAGTTGTTGTCAAGCATTTCACAGTGATTTATTAAATCATTAAAAGCCTGCTTCTCTCTCCAAGTTGCATTATTCTGTTTTGAGATATAATCGGATAATATTCTTACTTGACGTTCTATCATAATCGGAAAATAAAAGAGGGGCAACATTTCTGCTACCCCCCCTTATAATTAAAATGGTAAATCATCCACACCTACTGAAGCAGGTGCTTGAGTGTTAGTCTCTAGCGCAGCGTTAGCTGGTGCATTAACAGTATTTGTTTTACCGTTACCTAAATAAACTCTAGTAGTTTTTGCTTCTCTTTCTTCTTTAGATTGAGATACAATAATAGAAACGTTATTCCCATACTGGTCAACTTCATCATTAACAAAGCCAGTAATGTTTAAGTAACTACCTTTTTTACCTTTGATAATCTTAGACTTCTCAATTTTAGTTAAGTCAATACTTGCATTAAAAATCATAATATATATATTAATTGGTTAAACTTTGTAGTTCAGTTTTAAGTGCAGAACTAACACTATACTTTTTAAGAACAGGATCTAAATCTCCACCTCCTTGTAGATAATTAACAACCTTTGACCAGTTAGCTGAACCTTTCATTAAAGAAGGAATAGCACCTGTGGTACTGTGGTCGTTAGTAGCATCAGAATCTTTAGTATCGTCTATAAGTAATAAATTACCTAAAGCATACTTCTTAGCGTAGGAGGATGCAGAACCTGTCTGTTGAGGTGCTTGCATACCTTTAGCACCAAAGTCTATAAATGCTGTTGCATTAGACTCTACAGAGGAGCTAGGGTCACTAGCATCAATCATCTTAGCTGTTGAGATAAGACAAGCTCTGTCTGCTATCTCTTTCACCTCTTCTGTAATTTTAAACAGCACGTTGTGCTTAGCAGCTAAAGGTTTAATTGCCTCTAGGATGTCTTCTGCACTTCGGTAGTTATACTTCCCAAATGCGTTTCTTTGATTCTTAGGAGCTTTTAACTCTGTTTGAATCTTCAATAGTTTTTCAGTAATGTTCATAATAAATAAATTAATCGGTTAAACTTCTTCTTTGACGATTTCTTTTCTAACTATATCCTTGTACTCTACAGGACAGTCCGCATCAGTAACCTCGAATAAGAATGTTCTTAGTCGGTCTACCTCATACTCTAGTTTAGCGTTTCTGGATTGTAATGCCTCTATACGAAGAGTGAAGTAAGAGGATAAGTCGTAAAAGTGTTTCATCTTTGTTATTTTCAGCTAAGGTACAAAAAATATGTTACCAACAGAAATTTTAACAAAACTTTAACATATAGACAAAAAAAAGAGGGCTACTTAACTTCACCCTCCTTTCTACCAAAGAAATAATGTCCGATTACTTTGCAAATATACAAAAGGTTACGCTATTAACCAAAGGGATGGAGGTTTTAAATCATCATTATCTACGTGAATATAATCCCTGTGTATTCCAATTCTCCTAAACCCTACCATAGAAACAGCTTCGACAATCCTCAATCTGAATTTAGAGTTCAAACATCTTATATGAGCAGCTCTACCAATCAGGTGTGAGCTTGCAGTTGAAGCACACCATATATTAGTGTTAGCATACTTTGTTCTATATCCACTAAGTATTTTAAATTCTAGTTTAGCTATATCTCTAGCTTCATCTAACATTTCTATAAATTCCCTATCCATATATTTATAGCCACTACCGACTTTATCAGGGGAATCAAATTCATCAAAAGAAAAATATTTGTAATCCATACTGCTAAATTAAATAAAATATATATATTTGCAAAACAGTAGCAGTAAATCTACTATAAAAATTACAACACTTCAGTTGAGATAGCCTGTTGGATCAGATACTTTTAGATTGTTTGTTTTTCTAGGGGGGCTTTTTCTTTTCTTTCTTTTTTCTTCTTTAGTGTTGTTCTGCTTTCTTTCTTTTCTTTTAAAGCTGTTTAACACTGTGTTTAAGAAAGTGTACTGTGTTTAACGACCCTGTCCTCTATATGCCTTAGAATAGTTCTTAGAGGTCTTTAGAGAGCTTGTTTTAGACTTAGAGTGTACTCCCTTACGTTTTACTTTATTTCGTGTCTTATATGAGCTTATTTGAACTTTAGCCATCCTTATGAAGTTTATTACCAAATACTTTTTCTACTCCTCTACTACCAAAATATCCTCCAATAACAACTGATAATAATCCTGTAATAGAAGTTAATTCTAAACCATTAAACCAACCGATAACATAACTAATAGAAAAAAAAGCTAGTGTTAAGGGCCTAACGTTAGAAGCTAACCAAGAACCACTACGAGCATCAGCAACCCACCTACGAGTCACTCCGTCTATCTCAGCTCTCTCTAAATCGAGTTTCTTTAGTGCAACGGACTTATCCTCCTCTGACATATCAGAACCTCCTATAATGGCCTGTATAACGTTTCCTGCTAAACTGTTACCTGCTACTGCTTCTACAACGTCAGGTATCTTGTTTAAAAGGAATTGTCCTACTTGGGTATCTTTAAATTTCTTTTTTTCAGACATAAGGTGCTTCCTACGGTATTAGTAAGTCCAAACAGAGTCTGATTTTGAATCGTCTGTGTCGCAGTGGATAAATCCTTTTGCAACTCCAATACGTTTAAATCCTGCTCTAATAAGTGCGTTAAGTATAATGTATCTTTCTTTTCCACTACCGACTGCGATATCTGCTGCAAGTCCGAAAAGGTGTGATGAGTTTTGAACTCCACCAACTTCTTTGTTGTGCTTGACACTTCTGTAACCACTTGTGATTTTAAAGGGTATTCCTGCAAGTTCCCTTGCGTGTTCAAGTTTGGTAAGAAACTGTTTATCCATATTAACACCTGAATTAGGTAAAGAAGGA